ATGGAAGTAATGGCGGAATAACACCCACTAGTCGGAGGAGTCCCTCAGCAAATAAAGCAAGAACCACCCAACCGACGCACATACTAATGATAGAAGCATTACGGTTGTGTCGTCGTATTGCTGCATCAATCATCTCCTGCACTTCTGTGCGAGTTACATAATCATCGTCAAAAGGTTCCATCATTTCTCGTCTCCAAGAAACTTTGCCAGAGGGTCTCTTCTGGTTTTGACTATTTCAACTGCTCTCTTGTAGAACATATTATCGGTGTTCCCAGAGGCTTCAAAAGTCTCCTTGATCTTCACCCAGTTATCATAGGTGTGCTGATCCATAGGGTTTTAGGTTGAATACTACTAGTTATGCTAGTGAGTAGTTTCAACCTGTCAACTATGTGTTGGTTTCAAGAAAGTGTTTAAGAGATTATAAAGAAGGTGTATTATTTGCTACTTCTTCGTTTCTTTGTGCTGCTGTTTTATATTCCGATCTTGAAGTAACAAGATTAATAAATTCTTCTTTATTTGATGGAATGGGATCTGTAAAAGATGGGTCATCCATTAACTTCATAGTCCAATCTTGACGCATTCTAGACCAACAATTATCAACTTTTCCAGATACGGCATCCTCTACCCATTTTTGAATATCTGTGAGGTCATTATTTAAAACCTTAACGTCGGTTTCAGAAACAGTAATTTTAATTTCCATTTTTTTCTTTTTATACTATTTAACAGAGAAGGTATCCAGAAAAACGAGTCCATCCACCACCACCATAAATAGAACCACCACCAAACGAGACATATCGTACAATGGCAGTATCATTAGCATCCATATCTGCAATTTGTTGTACTGCATGAGCTATATACCCATCACCCCAAGAAGTTCCTAGTTGATATTCAGTTCTGCCAGGAGCACCAAAATAACCTCTATTGCTAGTAGACAATTCAATATCATATTCATATCCAGTAGTTGAAGATTGAACTAAAACAGTTGTTAAAAATAAGTATCTCCCAGTTACGGGAGCGGTAAAGATACCTGTTGATGAATTATAATTTGAACCTTGATCAAATACTTCATCATTAAAAATAATAGTATTAGATGCTGAATAGGTTTGGGTTCCGCTTCTAAACGCAAGAAAACAAGGTTGATAGGGGACAGTAACTATACCAGAACCATCAATACTCGCTCTTACTGACGCACTACTAACATCAACAAAACGAAGAGATGGAGTTGAAGTATTTCCATAAACATCAATATACCAAGCACTCGCATTATCAGTACTTCTACCAAAAGTTACTTGACCACCTTCATAACTTGAATCAACTCTACCTGCCTTAATTTCTCCACCAACGACTTCAAGTTTTTGTGATGGATTTATTGTTCCTACACCAACATTACCACCATTGGGATTTAATAATAATGGATAATTTGTTGTTAAATTATTAGCATCTTGCGATTGTAACCAAGATCCCCATGGAGATGCAGGGGCGACACCGACATAAAGACCATGTGTTCCACCTTGTGCTTTTCTTCTTAATCCAAGATAACCTGTTGGAGTAGAACCTGATGATGCTGGATAAGCATTTGTCCCGTTAAGATGAAAAAGTACATCAGGATTAGTAACACCAATACCAGTATCACCACTTACATAAGCACCACCAGTGACCTGAAGTGGTTGTGATGCTGTTCCAGTACTTGTTCCACTACCTATCAGAACAGGACCACTTGTAAAAGTAGAAATACCAGTAGAGTAAATATTCCTAATAGAAGGCAAATTAGCAGGATTTATAGTAACGCTTCCACCAGAAGTCGTTGAAGCAACCGTATCAGTTTGCCCGTTTATCTGAATACCCATTCGTCACAAAGACTTTTCTGGTATTTATATAAAGCGGAAGCGACTGGATTCGAACCAGTGGAGGTCTTACCCTCATTTGTTTTCAAGACAAACGCAATAAACCGGACTCTGCCACGCTTCCAAATAAGTCCTCAACGGACTTCAAAATCTAAACGTCTAACTTTACGTTGACGCCTTGCTTCCTGAAAAGCAAGATCTTCATTAGTAAGAACACCAGACTTTGATTTATTATGATAAGAGTTTAGCATAACAATAGAGGATAAGTCAACTGCTGAGATCTTATCTCCACGAATCGTTGCCATATTTGGGCAACCACAAGTCACAGTTTTCGTAGGATGCCCTTCTAACTCCTTACCACAAGAGCGGCATCTGATTCTTAAATTTTCCATCTCTATAATAAGTTAATTATTTTTCAGTAAATGAGCGAAGCATCCAAACGAACTTACCGTGTGCTTCATTTAAATCATCAAGAAGATTAACCGTCCCTCTTGACTTTTGTTCTTCTGCTTCAACAGCAGCATCAGAAAGCATAGTAATTATTTTTTGATGTCCTTCCATCAGGTCACGGATCATTTCCATTTCGGAAATACCAGACTTTGCTTCACCAACACCAGAAACTTCTATTACTCTGGATAATGAACTTACTGGTTTAATGCGAAGAAATCTCATATGCTCTGAGATACGATCAACTTCTTCCTGAATAGCAAGATACTGCTCACCAAATAAGTCGTGAATCTGCTTAAAGTCAGGTCCAACGATGTGCCAATGATAAACCCAAGTCTTTTGAAAGAGAACAAAAAGACTTGCCTGAGTATCAGAAAGTAATTTATATAACTTTTCCATTATACCAGTTTTTTAGGTATTTATAATGGGCGAAGAGGGATTCGAACCCCCGACTTTCTCCGTGTAAAAGAGACACTGCTACCGCTGAGTTATTCGCCCATAAAAAATCAAAACTGACCCATAAGATATTCTACAGTATTTGCTACATCATTCATAGCATCACGTAGATGAGTTTGTTGTCCAGATTCTTGTCTGACAATTGGGCGATGATCATCAGTCAAAGTCCAACGCCAAAGATTCATATCCTTACAATACCAGAGATTAATTTTCATTCTTGAAGTGCTCCAAACGTACCCAGTTGAGGAGTGTGTTTAATTCATACAACTCTTGTTTGTATGTAGCATACTCTGGGTAGTTTGGATCGTCAACTAGTTGGGAATTTTCAATAAAAGATATTTCACTTTTTAGAAAATCAGCATAATGCTCAAAAGCAGTGATGGCAAGTTGCCTGTCTAGTTGCGAAAGAAGAGACATAAACCTCCTGACTCGTTACTTATAATACACTAAAAAGGGGGTTGTGTCAACCCCCCCTTATGTATCACTTCTCGCCCATACCGACTTGTTGGACTTTCAGACGGGCACGGTGGAGTACCGAACCAGCAAGAGGAACATAACCCAAGTCATCAGCAATCGACTGTGCCTTAGAACTCAAGGCATAGTTGATAGCATCACGAACTGCTTCTGCCTTACCAGGAGCATAACCACTCTTATATGCCAGGATCCAAGTCAGAGTGGAGATAGGATAAGCACGGGGGTTGGAAGGATTGGGATCTTCGCCAGCAAGGGTCACAGGGTCCAGTTTGATGCTGTTCAGAGCAGCAGCACCAGTCACAGCAGAAGGTCCAACGAACTTACCTGCCTTGTTCTGAAGCACAGCGGCTTGGAGTTTATTTGCACGAACAAATCCAGTATTGATATAACCAATACCACCAGGAGTGTTGGAAATAGTTCCAGCAACACCTTCATTACCTTTGGCACCAACACCAACAGGCCAACTGATTGACTTACCAACACCAGCAGTCCAACCACCGAAAGAATCCAGAGAGTTGGTGAATGCAAAAGTAGTTCCAGAACCATCAGAACGATGGACAACTCGCATAGAACCAGCGGCACAACCAACTTGTTTGTAGTCAGTAATAGTGCCAGAGAAAATATCAACAACTTGTTTCTGAGTCAGTTTCAGTTTGCAACCAGGTTTGTTATAAGCGATAGCAATCGTTCCACCAATCATAGGAATCTGAACAACACCACGCTTGACTTTTGCCGCTTCTTTTGCCTTGATAGGTTCATCAGAAGCACCAAAGTCTACGGTGCCAGCAACAAACTGACGAATACCAGCACCAGAACCAACGGACTGATAGTTTACTTTTTCACCAGTGGCACCAGCATAATCTTGGAACCAACGCTGGTAGATGGGTGCAGGGAAGGTGGCACCAGCACCATTAATAGCAGGTCCAGCAAATGCAGTGGCAGGAGCAAGAGCGAGACCAAGTGTAGCAATGTGTTTGAGTTTCATAAGAATTAAAAACTTCTTTGTAATTGTACTTGATTAGAGTTAAGAGAAAGTTAAATGTCACCAAACACCAAAAAACCTCCCCGAAAGGAGGTTTAGAGGTATCAGGTTACTATCAGAACTTGAAGGTCGTCTGAATCACACCACCATAATAGTCCTGAACATTGTTCTTAAGAGCCTGATTGTTAGAGACCCAGAACAGAGCAGGAGTAATGCTAACGCTATCACTGACCTTATGACGGTAGAAGATTTCTGCCAACATTGCCTTCTTGTCATCGGCAAGAGAAGCAGCATTACCAGGAGCACCAATAGCAGCACCAGCAGCATTGCCCTTCAGGAATACATCGCTCCACTGAAGACCAACCATCCAGGTTTGTGAATCGGTAGCACCACGAGGAGTGGTCTTACCATCAGCAAGACTGACTTCGTTCCAACCATAAGCACCGCTCACAGAAGGAATGATACCAGACTTCTTGGGTTGCCAATAAGCATTGATTGCATAACCATTAGAGGTTTGGTTAGCAGCAAGAGCACCAGAACCACCACCAATAGCATTGAAGTTACGGACACGGGTTCCTTCAGTACCATAGCGGTAACCGAATGCGATTCCATACTGAGGGGCACGGTAACCAACTTGAGCAAGAGTGTTCAGAGAACCATCTTCATCAAACTGACCTTTGGTTGGGTCATTGCCATTCTGAGCAACATAGTTCAGATTAGCAACAAAAC